ATGGTCTGTAGCACAAAGCTCTTTCCCGTCTCCACCAACATATGAAGAACTAAACGCATTGTTTAATACGTTAGCTGCTTTCACTTGTTTAGTTGTTTGCATTGACCTAGCTAAAGCTCTTGTGTATCTTGAAGAAAGAGTATCGTAGAGGTTATCTTCGATAGCTTCTTCTGTCAACGCAAATGCTAATGCTACAGTTTCGTGTGTGAAACGTGATGTCCAAGATTCTTGAGCTGTATCGTAAACGACTGCTGCTCCTTCTCCCTTAGTCGGTGCTTCACCAAACCCACTTAACATTACTTCTTCCTCGAACGCTCTTTCAGAACTCTCGGTGTCGAAGATGTCTTCGTGTTCGTTATTATATCTCTCATACTCTAATCCAAAGAGAGCATGGAGTCCTGGTACTAGTTCTTTGACTAGTTGGGCTCTATTAATTGCCATTATTTATTCTCCTTAGATTATACAGCAAATGTGTTAGTAGGGAACGTGAATAATCCTCTCGCATAAGCACCTATTTCATTGCTTGGTTGCGAAGCGAATCCAACACATAACGCTACACCACTTGATGTTGTTGCAGTCACACCCTCTTTAGACCTACCGTTGGTTGTTGAACCAGCTGTAGTTGAAAGAGTGTATTTAGAGCCGATAAAACTTACTGCAGGTGTACCTGCTGTAAATTGAGCTTCGTAAACAATTCCTGGGTCATTGTAAACGAGAGCTTCTGCATCGTCTCCGCCTAGAGTAGCCGTGTCGGCAGTCCAAACTTTTGAAAAAGTTGGGGTACCGTCAGTAGCTGTAAAAAATACTCCATAAAATACGCCTACAGGAGTGCCTGTCGCCGTGCCTTGAATGACATAACCACTAGATAAATTAACAACATCACCTGAAAAGATTGATGCGTTAGTTGCACTTGCGATTCTCATTTTAGCAGGACGAATAACACCACCGTACATATGATATGCTGGAGTAAAACCATCTGGTTTATTTGTATTAGCCATGATAATCTCCTTTGCTTATATACATTGTTATTATTAATCTCCTTTGTTGGTAGGTTTGCTACCAAACGCGACTTTAGAAGACCTTTGGATATCACTATCTTTTATAGGCATTCTAGCGTCACTTTCTCGCATAAAGGAATGGTCTACACCGTCCATAGCAGATTTTGCTTGGTTTTGAAAATACTCTGTACGTTCTTCTGCGGTTTCGACTGGAACTTTAGCGAGGATTAAACCTCCAACCCCAATTACTCCTGTATTGCTTCCGCTATCTACTGTAGGGGCTTCGAAATCAGGATAATCTTCTGCTCTCACAGGTTCATATCCTTCTCTAATACGTTTAGACATATTAGATTTATCATCTTGTCCTCTAGTAGCTTCACGAATCCATCTGAATTGATATCCAGGAGGTGCTTCAGGTGCGTCTAACATTGACGGGGGTTTCCAAGGCGTTCTGCGAGTTTGAGAGTCTCGTGTCTCTGCAGACCGTGAGTTACGGTCAGTTCTGACTTCTGTTGTTTTATTATCTTCTGTCATTTTTATACTCCTTCGATATGCTTAGCATATTCTTCTAGTGGCACGTTTAGTCTTTTAGCTATTGCTACCTGACTTGGCGTGAGTTTTATTTTACGTGAACCTTTTCTACCACTAACACCTCTGCTACTGGCAGCAACCTGTTGCACGGGGGCAGATTGCTCTTCGGAAAACTTATGTGGGAAATTATCCTGCATACGTTTATCTACTTCGCTGTAATACATATCGGAAGTAGGGTCTATTCCACTTTCGACTAGTTCTTTATGTATTCCAAATGCTGCAAACGTCATTGCTTGGTCATCTCCAAACCATTTATTCTTAGCCGCCCATTCCTCTGCTTTTGGGTCTGGTCCCGCAGCCTGAGGTTGTAGGGTAGGCGTATACGGCTCAACAGGAACTTCTTGTGGTTGATTCTTTTCTCTAACTTGTTGCTGAGCTGATAATCTTCTAAGATTTTCTGCTTCAGCACTAGCTCTAGAAAGTTTTTCTGTTGCATTAGCAACAGCTTCACCATCTCCTGCATCCTGTGCCTCTTTCAAAAGCTGTTTAGCTCCTGTTATTTCTGATTGTACCCTGTTGTCATACTCTTTGAAAAGGGATGTATCGGAATTTTTTAACTTTTCTTTTAAAGTTGTTGCTGTTTGATTAACGCTTTGAGCATAATTAACAGCTTCATCTCGCTGTCTTTCTGCCTCTCGCATTTTATAAGTTAACTTATCAATACGTTTTTGTACTGAATCGCTAATATCGTCCAACTCTTTACCTGTTTCGGTTTTAGTTTCCGATACAGCTTCTTGTTGGATGTTGTCTGGCAGTGATGTGTCTACATCAGCTGCGTGTATGTCTACTTCCCCTTCTGGAAGTTCTAATTCTAATTCTATTTTTTCTGCTTCATTATTTTGCATGAGTCCTCCTCAAGATTGTTATGATAAAATTGCTTCTGGGTCATCTATAGTAGCTAAGATTTCGTCATCATTTAAAAGACGCATATCGCCTCCTTCTATTTGAAAACGAGCACCTGCATATCTACCGAAGATTACCCAATCACCTTCTTTACACCAAGCCCCTTCAGGAAACTTATGTGGGTCACTGTAAGCGTCTGCGCCCATAGCAACAACATAACCTACAACAGTCGCAAGTCTTTCCTTGTCTACCGTTGCTTTAGCTAAATGTATGCCGCCTTTAGTCACTGTCGATTGTGTGAAAGGTAATATTAAAATTCGATACCCCGTAGGACGTGGTAGCGATTCCGCATGAGAGTCTAGGTTATCGGGGGTAATTACAGGTTCTATATTTTGTTCTGGAACACTATCACTTCCGAATTCCCTTAATACTCTATCTGGAACAGTTTTTGTTTCGACTTTATTCGTCATTTGCATCCTCCATATTAGAATGTAAAGTTTGAATTTCCTGTTCAGAAAAACTCAAACCTGCTATTTCACCAACTATCCTTTGGTATTGTTCAAAGTTCTCAACACTTCCAGAAGCTAATGTCTGCGTAAGAGCTTCTTTTCTCTCACGATATTTACGGAGCAAATGCTCCGTAGCTAAGATATAATCCATTTATTTAATGTAGTTATACCAAAGAAGTCCTTTAGTTTGTCCGTAAGCAGCCTTTACTTTAGACTCTTTACCAACAACGTTGCCTTTTGCGTCTGTATTTACTTCGCCAGCAGCAACTGTTTGTGTTTTAGTGTTATCTACCATTTTAGGCTCACTAGGAGCAGACCTGTTCACCTTTTTAGAAGGTGACGGGTAATCTTTGTTTTTATGCATATTATTCTCCGTTTTGGTTTCTACTATCTCTAACTGTTTTTACTAGTTCGGTATAGTTCTTATCAGCATCAGCTTTTGCTTTTTGCTCTAATTCTTGTAATTCGACTGCTGTTTTAGTATCGGCAACTCTAAGGTCTGCCTCTATTTTTTCACGTTTAATTTGCGCGTCTAGTTCTGCCTTCATTCCCGCAAGTTGTGCGTCTCTTGCATCGTCTTCTGCTTTTTGCATTAACTGTTCTTTTTCTAATTGTAATTGCTGCTGGAACATTTCCATTTGTGGATTTTGTTGTGCTGCTGCTTCTGCTTGTGCCATTGCTTGTGCTTGACCTGTAACTTGTTGTGTAGCTTGTGCTGCCATCATAGCTATTTGGTTCATTACTTCTGGAGGCATTTGTCCATCTTCTATTTGAGGTAATGGTTGACCCATTGCTTGTTCTATTTGTTGTCTATATAACATAGACTGATGTTCTTGTATATTTGCTCCTATTGCTTGTGTTGCTATAGGGTTTTGTTGAACCATAGGATTTTGCATAAAAGCACTATGAGCTCCAATATACGCTTCGTGGTTTTGGAAAGGGTAAGCTTTTATAGGATTACCCGTCATAGCTGCTTGTTGTTCACTTATAGGGTCTCTTGGCGGAACTTCTTTTTCGGGAGGTAATAAAGCGTCAATATCTTTAATATTTAGTGCTATATACATTTTTCTGTAAGATTCTCGTAAATCATGTAATTCAGGAGCTGCTTGTGCCATTTGAAGCTGTGTTTGAGCTAAAGTTATTCTTTGTGTCATACTGAAAATATTAGGGTCACTTACAGGTATAACGTCTACAGAATTATCAAAATCTTCTTTAAATACACTTTCTGATGCACCTTGTACTTGATACGGGTATTGAGGAGGTAAAAACTCTCCAAAAACTCTTTTTAGAATTTTAAATTCACATCTTTGTGCATAATGTAATCTTTTATGGATTGCGGACATAACTCTTTGTCCTTTTTCCATTAATGCTACTGTTGTTCCTACAGGAGCTTCAGAGTTACCATCACCTGTTGGATTTTCTACTGTAGCCGCAAATCTTTTACCAGAATCTACTAATGCTCCTAATAACGTAGCTAAAGTACCGCTCGGCTCTTTATAAGGTAACGGAAGAAAGGCATCTTGTAATCTTCCACCTGGAGCGTCGACATCTCTCCATTCTCCTGGTTGTAAGGGGTCATCATGACGTTGAATATTTAATCCACGTGATTTAAACCCTGCTGGAAGGTTAGAAAGCGTACCTGCGTCTATTAATTGACGTAAAATTGCGGTAACTGACTTAGTTAAGCCGCCCATCATGTGAATTAAGCCAAAACCGTAAAAACCGAGTCCTGGAAGGAACTTATAATGAGTAAAATACTCAATTTTCTTCCTCATAGGGTCATTTTCTTTATAATTTTGCCTAATCGCCAAAATTTCGTTATTATCTTTACAAATAGTAACGATATACGGCAATGCTAACCCTGTTTCTTCACCATTTTCGTCTAAATCTTGATATCCGTCTAAATCTAGGTCAACATGCATCTCTAATAACGTGAATTCTTCGTCAGAAACAGTTCTAGTAAGTCCTTGAAGCTCATCCATCTTATCTTCCACATCAGACATCTCTGTTTCACTCCCTGGAGGAGCCATATCGGTATCTCTATAGAATCCCGACAGTTGTAATTTACGTAATTCGTTTTCTGTCATGTGAATTACGTGGGTAATTCTAGGAGAAGTTAGTAAATCTACCGCGTAATACGGAACAACTAAGTCTTCGGACTTAACAAAACGTGCTGTAGCCCTTCCTAATGAAGGGTCATAGTAAACTTTTTTAAATGCAGAGCCTGATAACGGTAAATAAAACAATAACTGGTCCATTTCTGGGTCATATTCTTCCATTTTATAAGTTATTTGATAATTCATGAAATTTTTAACACGATTTGCTTTTTCTATTTTAGCATTATCAGTCATTCCTAAAACTTCTGTATCTACAGGTCCTCCTGCAGGTAACATTTCTTTATATGCTTGTGCTTGAAACTGAGTTACAGCTTCTGCGAGTATCGGATGATGAACTCCTGAGGCTCCAACAAAAGGTTGCGACCTAGAATCTGCGTTAATACCTAATAAATCTAACCCTTCGGTGTAAGTAGAAAACCAATCTGAA